TGGGCCTGGGCGATCACCGCCGGGAGGCGCGCGAGCTGCTCGTTGGCATAGTCCATGACGTCGGGCGTCAGCTCGGCCAGCATGCGGTCGAGCGGGGCCTCGTACTGGGTGCCGCCCATGCTCTCGATGGTCAACGTCGGATCACCGGTCTTCTGGCGCAGCACGACGTTGGCCGCGTCGAGCATGGCGTCGGCGTACCACAGCGCAATATGCTCGGCGAGATGAGGCAGGATCACCGGCAAATACTTCTGGGCGATGATCGGATTGGAGCCAAACAGCGGCGACATGATGAAGGCGCAGTGCGTCGCCAGATGGGCCTCGTGATCCTGGCCGGGAAACGCCTTGATCGGCAGGCCGCCTGCCGCCGTCGAGTTCTCGGCCACCGCGTTCTGCTGGACCGGCTCGGGCGACGGGATCAGGAACTGGTCGGGCTCCGGCACCTTCATCTGCTTCAGCAGATATTTTTCAGACGCACGAATATTGTAGACCTGGGGCAGCAACTGGGCGCGTTGCGAAATTAATTGTGCAATCGACTGGCGCTGGATGTCGGTGAAGATGCGCGGGTCGGAGACCGGCAGCACGCGCATCGGACCGGCGAAGTCCTCGCGCCGCACGAGCAGCTCGCCGAACTGATCCTGGACCTTCACATTGTCGACGGTCTCGGCATTGATGTCCCAGAGCTGCCTGAGAAATCGCGCCATCGACCGATGGAGACGACCATGGACCGCGCCAAAATTCTTCAGCCCCTGCTCGATGAACATGTTGGCCGTGCCCACCGGGGTCTGGCCGTTCATCTTGTCGAACTCGTCGAAAGTCGTCCGTATCACGCCCTGCGCGGCGTCGACCAGGAAGCCCAGAAGACTGAAGAGGACCGGGCTCGGTGGCGGGAAGGGCAACGGCATGTAGGTCTTGCGCACGTCATCCTGCGCCAGTGAGCCCTGCATCTCGGTGGTCTGCATCGGGCTGGCCTTGACGTTCTGGCCGCCCGCCGTTGCGCCGCCCTTGAGTTTGACGCCGGTTTGGGAGTTGTTGAGATGGGCGGCGTCCAAGAGCGCGCGCAACGACCCCGTAGCCGCGCCCGACAAGCCGCCAATCATGTGCGTCATGCCGATGGGGTAACCGCCACGCCACGGGTAGAACGGCCATTCGATCACGAAGTCCAGGCGGGTCTGGTCCGAGTCGTTCTGCTTCCAGTTACGGTAGATCGCTAAAATCTTCCTGGTCTGCTGATCGACCGTGACGATGTAGGGCTCGGCATCGGCGTCATCGGATTCCAACCCCATCATGACCGACGACTCGAAGACCGGCCTGACGTTGTCGATGTTCTCGGTCGGTTGATCCTTGCCGATGATGCGGTCGGTCGCCTGTTGCGAGCGCGACGGCTCGGGGATGTCGGCCGCCGACTCCGGGTCGATCACGTCGAGCCACAGGCCGCTGCGCACATTGTCGGCGAACTGCCACTTGTCGACTTCCATCTCGTGCGTGATGCGTGGCTGTGAATAGATCGAACCGTCGCTCCACGGCCGGTGGACCTTGTCGATAGGGATGGCGATCACCGTCATGCCCTGCTTTTCGTTGATGGTTTTTGTATAAAATGCCCCGCCCAAACTGCACTGCGTGAAGCCCATCTCGAACTCGTAGGCGACGTTGGGCATCAGCTCGGTGAGCTGCAGGTTCATGTAGCGCGCCGTGCGCTCGGCGATGTCGTCCTTCTCGTGCGTCTGCGTGCCGATGGTCTTGCCCTTCACCGGGCCCTCGGGCGGCATCATCTCGTTCATGATGCGCGAGGCGAAGTCGATGGCACTCGCGGTCAACATCGGGTGGACGACTCGGGAGGCACCGGGGAAAGTGGCTCCACCGGGTGCGTCATCACCAAGGCCCGTGCGACGCAGGCCTTCCTCGTACTGCTTGTCGCGCTTGCTGCGCGCCTGCTTGTCGACGTCGATGGCGTCCAGGAGGTCGGCGGCAATGGCATCGAGTCGTGCCGGGTCGAGCGTCTCGGCGAGATTGGCGAAGTGATCCTGCGGGTCCGGCACAGGCGGACCAGGAGGCATCTGGACGTCGACATTACCGGCGTCGTCGATGATCAGGTCGGAGCCGGGGGGAGTCGTCGTCTGCAGGGTCGTCGAACCAATGTCACTGCCCGGCTGGGCAAACGGGTCGACTGCACCATAGGGGTCGGACATCAGAAGCCACCACCGCTAAGCGCGCCGCCGCCGCTTGCCATCATGTTCGCCAACGCGCCCTGGTTCTGTCCGTCGCCCGGCACCGGCTGCGGTGGCGAGAAATACTGGCCATTGGGCTCGGGTGGCGGGGGCGGCAGCATCGGATTGCCCATCATCATCGGATTGACCGCGCCACCGTCGGCGAACAGACCGACACTCTTGCCGATGGCGGCCCCTGGACTGAGCAGCGAGAGGATGTCGCCAAAGCCACCACCGCCACCCTTCTTGCCGCCGCCCAGGCCGCCCAGCAGCATCGGCAGGAGGCCACCGAACATGCCGCCCATGCCACCGCCCGGCTCATCGTTCTCGCCCGCAAAGTCGAGCGGCTTGAAGTCGTAGCCCCCTGCCCACTTCTCGCTGTTGGGGATCGACGGCACCTGACCACCGAGGTCGAACGCGGGGACGTGGCCGCCTCTTGCGTAGTTCATGACATGGAAGGCCAGCATGTCGTCGTCGACACTGCCGCCCTTGGCGTAACCTTTCAGGTCATGAGGAACGTGGCCGCCCTCGGCTCCCATCATCGAGCCCAGTGCGCTGCCTGCCATGCCACCAATCGCCGTGCCAACGCCAGGAATGAACGACCCGGCGATGGCACCGATGGGACCGAGAATCGAGCCGATACCGCTTTTGCCGCCGCCTCCCCCGCCGCTTGCCTGGGGCGCTGCAAAGCGCAACGGCTCCGGCGTCTTGCGGCCGGGGTCGGGCATCTTCAGCAAGTCGTCCATGCCGAAGGTCGGTGAACTGAGATCGGCGACACTCTGCTGGTCGAGAATGCCGCCGCCCAGGTTGGGCATATCGAAGCCACCACCACCCTCGGCGACATCGCCGCCCTGCAGGTAGCCGCCACGGGCCATACCGAGCAACGACTCACCAACCGAGCCTGCCACCTTGCGCGGCGCGTTGGTGCCTATCGCGGCAAGATCGGCAATGGCTCCGGCCGGGCCGTACTGACGACTGAAATCGAACTCGGGAACCATGCCCTCGGCGATGGGCTTGGCGGCGCGATACGCCGTGTTGGCCAGGAAAACCGGTAACGAACCAGCCTCCTTGTAGCGCTTCTTGGTGGTGTCCCACAGGTTGGACAGCGGCTGGTCGAGCGACTTGCCAATGCGCCGGATTGTAGTTGGCGTGATCGCTGAAGCGCTCGCCCTCCTGGCGGGCCAGCACCGGCATCGCCTGCTTGATCAGCTCGCCCCAATCATCGAATGGCCGGGTGCGCCACGCAGCGGCGTTATCGGCGGCGCGCGCCAGCGCGCCCTTGGGCTTACCGCCCTCGTCGAAGTGCTGCACTTGGCCTCCTTCCGCCCAAGTAGCCTTGGACGCGTTTTCCCATAGTGGTCCGACCTTATCGAGCCATTCCTGATCGGCGACCTGCACCACCGGCTTGAGCTGAAATGAACGATCTGCGAATTGCGTGGGCTTATTGGCCGTCACGTCGGCGAAGTCGGGAAACATCTCGCGCCATGGCATGATCTTGTCGAGCTTACCCTGCAGTTGGCCAATCAGGCCCTGCGGGTACGAACCGTGCAGCGTCTCGCCGCCATGAAGATTATCCAGGTCAATCGAGCCAACGACTCGTCCCGGCGTGTGGGTCGGAACATTCGTCATGCCTGGATCGGTCAAGGCCATGCGCAGGTCGACCGGGTTGGGGATGCCCCGCTTGTTCCAGTTACCCTTGTCCATCAGCTTGGGAAGCATGGCCCGGTTGGCCATCTGGGCTTCCAGCAAATATTCCAGGAGGTTGGGACTGTTCACGCCAGGGAAGTCGGGCAGGTAATGTACGAACTTCACAGAGCCATCGGGCTGCTTGACGTTCTTGCCATAGGCCCGAACAAACTTGTCGAATTCTTTGGCCGTGCCCTTGGTGACGTCCGA